TCAAAACTGCGCCAATGCCGCCTCAAGAGATATCGCAGCATCAGTGCTGTTGATAAAGTGCGTCACCCGCCTCATAACCTCAGCCTCTTCAGCTGCATCACCTTCGATCGCTTCGCCGTCATCCGTGATTAACGCTTTCCCCCTAAGCTTCGCAAACTGCGTCCGACCTCCGGACAGAATCAACAGCGCATCACCCTGCTGTGGGCGCGTGACCGGGACGATGATCGCATAACCCGCCGACGTCTCGAGGATGCGACTGTCGGGAGTCATGCAGACACTGGCTGGCGTAACCCGCTGCTCTATATAGTCGGTAGATGGTGAAGGAAAGCCCATGTTTACGCCCTCTCTTGAATGCTGGATAAAAACACAGTATAAATACTGTATACCCATCCAGTAAAGGAGCAATGAGCAATGTTCGTGGAACTCGTTTATGACAAAAGGAATTTTGATGGTCTGCCCGGTGCAAAAGATATCATTCTGGGCGAGTTGACCAGGAGGGTTCACCGTATCTTCCCTGATGCTGATGTTCGGGTTAAACCGATGATGACACTGCCGGCGATCAACACTGACGCCAGCAAGCATGAGAAGGAACAGATAAGCCGTACTGTTCAGGAAATGTTTGAAGAGGCTGAATTCTGGTTAGTGAGTGAGTAAAGATTTTCAATGCCCGCCACAGTTACGTATTGATTATGCTGTGGCGGATATTCATTTTCGTAAACGTTCCTTTTACAACTTCGGCTGCTCAGGCCACTTAAAGCCAGTCGCAATGGCGGCCTCAGCTGAAATAGCTTTCACATCCCGTTTGTACGCCATCCATGCAGACAGTTTCGCTTTGTCGGGATCGCTAATTTCTCCCAGCGCCAGCTCGGTTCGCCAGTCTGCTGTGGTGGTATCGGCGTGACTTAGAAGACGACTGCGTTCGGTTTCAGCAGCTTTAATCATTTCATCATGGGACGGTGGCGGGATGTCTCCCCATGCAGGTAACCCATCTACAACAATCAGGCATTTCCCGGGCGGTGGCGTGTCGTTGTATGTATTTCTGACATCTTCAGATACCACCACCGTGTCAGATGGGAGTGATGCAGCCTGTTCATAAATTTTCCGCATTGGCTCAGGGTAAAAACCACGCGTAGAGGGTGAAAATAAATAATCCATAATCAGAATCCCAGTGCAATCCAGCGAAAAATATACGATCCGCTTGCCTCTGAGCAGCGGAGCTTGAAATAAACATTGTCTACAATCGATGCAGCAGCGGAAGGTATGACAGGACCGCCATTATCAAATGTCGCAGTAAGTGACAGGCATCCATTAGGAAACGGAATGGCATAGGAAACATCTTCACCATTACCTGACGTCCCACCTACAGACGCATTATTTATCCCCCACTGAATAATTAGGCCGCCCGGAAACTTTTGATAACCTTTTGAAACAATGCTTCCCGAGAAGGCATTCATATCCGGTATCTGATTAGCCCCGGTCCCCACATCACGCTGTGCTGCTGACAAGAGTTGAAGGTAAGCTCGCATATCAGATACTGTCGGTTTTGCTACTAATGCCCTCCCCGCCGTGGAAAGTGACGATGAATCGAATTTTAGATTCAGCCCGTCATCAAGTTCACTTTTTAACGCCTGTCGAACCCACTGACTCCACTGCGTATTTTTATTATCGAGAGAGGTTCGTGACCAGAGATGACCACTCAACGTGATGTAAACATGCATGCCGTTATTTGCCGCTGGCGTTACAAGTAAAGCCCCGGCTTCCGGAGTGGGATAATTGTTTTCGGTGGTGGCGTTATTGGTTACCGGCTGGGCATAAATACCATACTTCCCCTCGCCACCTAATGTATTCAGATTCAGGCTTGCAGGGAGATATTTTTCTTTGATTAGGAATGCATCTGATAAGCCAAGGTTTGAGAGAGCCTCTGCAATTGCTGCAGCTCCGTCTGTTTTAATATCTGCAAAAGGATGTGCGCGGCTTAGCAGTAGCGCTTTCATGGCAGTCAGTAACTGGTTATGTTTTGATTTTTCCAGGTTAACGCCGCTTGCTTCGACCACTCCCGCCAGTTCTTCCTGCAACATGTCGAAATAGTCGTCATCCAAATCAGTGGCAGGCGTTCCTGTTTGCGGGTTTCCACGGGTAAAGCCGTTCTTGCCCGCGCCGAATTTATCTTTCTGCGCAGTAGGTGTGTCAATACGATGCATAATGTCTCCGGTTACGGATATTTGAAGATTACGTAGGTATGGGACGGGCAGAGTTTATTGATCACGCATTCAGCTACCGTATCACCCCAGTAACGAATCGGTGTTTCACAATTGTCCGAGCAGGTCATCCAGTAGGCATCCGTTGAGGCAGGCATATTAACCTGCCAGTAATAACGCCATTCAGTTGAATGAGTCGCATCCGTACACGACGACGTACACTTGAAAGTTCCCTTGTTATAGCGTGTGATGGTGGCGCCTGGCTTCCCCAGTGCAGCCAGCTGACGAAGATAGAAATCTTCGTTGATTCCTCCGGTAAGATTAACTTTTGCGTCCAGCCGCTGCTGTCTCTGCCGTAACGTCTGGGTTCCTGAAGGAATGCATTCATCAGGCAGACCGCAGCACCGCTCCCATCGGTCAATAAGTTCTGCTGTGGTACGCGGGTCAAGCTCCAGCATGAGTTCATCAACACGCTGATGCGCCCTGAACAAAGAAGGAGCTACGCCACTTATTGCAACATCGTCAACTGACCATGCAGGCCCTGGTGGAAGCAGCGCACTCAGTAACTGGACATAATCGTCATTACTCACGCCCACGTTATTACCCCCAGTACAGCCAGTTCATTTTTTGCAACTGGCGTATCAACTGTTGGAGAAAGTAGCTTATGGCTGTGCTCACCTGCAGCTATAGAAATCGCCTCGTTTGTACGGGACAGCTCAAGCACCCCTTCCGGATAGCCGTCACGCAGCAGGAATGAACGAAGCTCGGCCTCAACTGCGGCACGTATTTCAGGAGTATCCGGGGTCAGGTCAATGGTGTAGTTGACTGTTTTTGGCGTTCCCTTAAATACATAGAGGTCTGAACCCGCTACGGGTGCCAACGGTTCAATATGTGCCTGAGCTGCAGCCACTGTTGCATCATCAAGAATCGGGTTAATCAGGTCGCTACTGGCAATCAAAACGCCAACTGTTCCCGTCCCCATCCAGTGACGGTAAGTCCACGCACGCGTTACGCCGGGTACTTCTTTTGCCCAGACAACATAATCTCCGTCAGCGCCACCTTGCGGGGTCCAGTAGTAGCGCTCCATAACACGGGCACGCCAGACCTCAAGGTCTTCAGTATCAAAACCGCCAGCGATCGTATCGGCCATGCCACCAGAAGGAAGTCCGTTAACCGGCGTAACCAGTGAGAGTGCCTCACAATCATCCATATTTCCGGTCGTGCCTGTCACGCTGCAGGTAATGGGCACACGAAGCACACCACCGGCACTCGTTACGTCTGCCTGAACGATGTACTGGACAAGGTCGTCACGCTGGATGACCGATCCGGCACTCACCTTCAGCCCGTTCGTTACACCATCCCATCGCATAAAACCTGATGCGGCCACGGCATCTTTTCTCGGACAGCGTTTCATCGCCGCATGCCGATAAAGCCATGACTCATCGCACAGGTCAGGCAGCATATTCATCGCCAGATAATCGATATAGCCATAAACCGTATGCAGCGCCCCCGCATAAACCTTGGCCCTGACATCTTCATCCATGCGGCGAAGCTCATCATTGATGTCAAGCCGTGCAAAAAGGTCGGTGCGGATCATGCTGATGTTTTCGGCCAGCGTTGGCCGCTGAAATTCACTGTCCGCCATTTGCAATCACGCTCCAGAAATCGTTAAAAGAAATTGTTACCGGGCCATCCTGGCGCCAGAGGACAATCTTATTCGCCAGCTCATTAATACCGGTTCGCTGGACATCTATGTCGATACGAGATACCACACCGTCATCCAGCATCCATTGAAGAGCTTCACGCAGATAGCCACGCACGGTATTCACCAGGGCGTTTGTGAGCTTGCTCCGCTGGAGTAGCCACAATTTCGAACCATAACGGTCATTCGCAACAATCGGCCAGGTGTCGCCCCACCACCCCATCGGTACATCAGCATTGTCGTCAGGGTCTGCACGCCGGTGAGTGAAGAGCGAAATCACCACTGCGCGCGTAAGTGGATCAAGCTGAGAACTGGAATTTACCTGAGTTCCATTGACTGTCAGCCAAAGTTCCATCACACCTCCATCTTGTTATCGGGTGCATCGGTGTTATTGCCCTGCCCGTTTTCTTTGTGATGGTGTCCGTTGTATGCAATGCGCATGGCTGACATTGTCAGACCACCAGCATCGCAGAGGTCTTTGATCTGTCCCGTTGACTCAATGTCCATTTCAAAGCGGGCTTTAGGCGCGTTTTTGAACGTAATCACCTTGCCACCACCATCAACAACAATCCCGGCACGTGTCAGCGTGACTGACTGCCCCAGGTCATCGTAGAGAGCGACCTCCCCCGTTTTTAGTCCCTTAATGCGATAGCGACGATCAGACACGGTGATCGCAATGGCGTGGGAACGATCACCGTCAGGAAACAAAACAACAGCCTCAGCACCTGCTTTTGCACGAGAAGTGAAACCATAGGGTTCAAGGTACTCAATACCCGCTTTTTGCTGCCCGGCCAGTAACTCAACATCTATCATCTGGCACTTAGAGGCCGCGTTGATACTCTTCACAACAGCGCGCCCAATGAGTCCCAGAACTTGCCTCTGAAGGCTTTGCATTACTCCCATCAGAACGGGTCCTCTTTGACTTTGCGCTTTTTAGCACGCTTCTGACTGCTCTCTTCGGGCTCAGGAAGATAGGCATCCGGCGGCCCGACACGTAACTCTGTCAGGGTGCCGTTATTATCTTTAGTGAATGAGACTTCAGAAATGAGGAGTTCGCGGTTGTTGAAGCCGCAGATCGGATCGAAAACAATAACCCGCTGGTTGGGCTGCCACAGAGAACCGTCCCCCTGTCGCCAGCCCCACACGGTGTATGTGGTTTCATCGGTACGTGCAGCTCGCTGGCGCGCCTCGAATTCAGCACGCGCAATGCAACTGGCTCCTGTTGACTGCCCCGTCTGCTGTACTGCCATTGGACGATAGCGGCCAATTGATGCATCTGTTGTTTTTGCACGAAGCGCCGTTGTGGTAGCAGCGCCAAAATCATCATCATTTCCGGCGCGCTGCCCCGATACCTGGTAGGTTGAAAAACGTTCACGGATGCTTTTCTCTGTATCGCAGGAAATAACGTTTTTACCCAGCACCAGAGCTGTATGAGCGCGCGTGCTACCAATGCCGCCGATAACAAGCCTTCCTCGAGGGTCGTCGTAGGCCAGCGCCTGCTGTTGTCCAAGCATCTTGTTCAGGACTTCAATAACCGTTTCACCGTGGTCGGGTTGCACGCCGGGAATAACACCACCCGGCGCGCCAGCGTTTATCACCGTAACGCCAAAAGGTCTGGCAAGCGCCGAGGCAACCTGAACGAGTGATTGCCCATTGAATTGAGTCGGCTCAGCGGCACAATCAATCAGATCGGCGGTCAGACTGCGCCCGCTAATTCCGACACTAATTGATCGCGCATCATAGCGAACCGGCGTTGCTTCAACCCAACCGGTAACCACAAGGTCATCACCGATTAGAACCTCAACTTTGTCGCCGTTTTTAACTCTTGGCTGAAGTGACGCAACACCATCACCACCGGGCCACTGTCGGGTGATCTCTACACTAAAATCGCGAGCTAAACGCTCAATCCCTGAACCAATGCGAATTGACGTCCAGCCCCCCCACTCACGACCGTTAACACGGAGAGTCACGTTATCGTTCATCGTACAGGAACCCTCAGCGGAGATACCGGCACAAAGCCAGGGTGAGCCACAGCATTACGCCTGACAATGTCAGACTCCCGTGAAGCGTTATCGAACCAGGTTGCTGCCAGAACAAGTGCCGGAGTTACCTCATCAGGCGTTCTGATAACGGTCTTTTGGGTCTGTATCAGGCGGTGTTTTATGTCGTTATTAAGGTCAGACTTCACTCTGCGCAAAGCCAGAAACAAACGATCATCAGTCGTGCGGGATAGTTCTTTATCAATAGCAGTATTCAGCGTGTCACGGATATCGACCAGATCTTCCCATGAAGGCACGTCGACAACTGTCGCTTCATCAGGAACATTATTCAGCTCAGGATGAGTAACAGAAGGCCAGCCAGTGGACCGCTGGCTTTGTTCGCTTGTCGTGATAACTGGCGCGGGTAACGTCGTAACAGCATAAGCCGCTTCGCTTATTGCTGTTGTGCGAATCGCACTGGCAACATAATTACTTTGCTGCTTCTGGTTCTGCGTAGTCTTGCTGTCCGTTTTCCATACGCCACGCGGTGCCAGATCACTCCCCATGGATATACCGGAAAAGTTTTTAATCATTGTGAACAGATCGCTGGCATTACCAGAGAGCCGATTCCCCGAACGCCACATTGCCTGCAACTGGTCAACAAAACCTTTGCCTGAAGATGGTGGCGGGAGGAGAACAGAGATATCACCCTGCATGAGACGTGCGGCGGCGGAAATACCGGAGTCCACTATCGCCATTTTGTCGGAGACATAGCCCAGCATGCTGGTAGCATCGTCAATAATACCGTTCTGAACGAAATCAGGCATGCCGTCCATACCGAACTTCTCAAAGTTATCGCTAATACAGTCATCAAGGGCAGAACAGGAGGAAACGAGCGTGTTGGCCGTCGCGGTCCCAGATGTCGGATAAGTAAGTTCACCTGCCTCAACGAAACGAAGATCAAAGCGCACCATGCGACCTTCACTGCTTGAAGAACTTACGTTAATTTCACCGTCAACACAGACGCTCATCTCACCGTATGCCGGATGAACAAGCGTCCCCGGCCCCGGCTTATTAAGCGCTTCAATCAATCTGTCTCGTTGTTCGTAGCAGTCATCGCCAATGACATACCCAGAAAATTTAGGTCGTGAAGTCGCTTTGCCCAGGTCTTCCGTATAGGGCTTATCACGGTTCACAAATTCATGTGTTTCGACGCGCCGCCCAGCGGTTAGACTCTCGTCTTCAGTTTTGAACGGAACACCACGAAACGACGCATCCACTAGCCGATCTTTCCACGCCATATAAACTCCGGGCATAAAAAAACCCGCCGAAGCGGGTTTCGTATTAGAGGCAAAATTACTTAGCTAAAAAAAGTGCGTTACTATAATTTGCCTGTTGGCTTTCGATAAATTTCTTAATATTTTCGTTGGAAAAATCTTTGATAAATGAACCTTTAACCATTGGTATTTCTTTTTCATCCAACGTCAATGTAAACAAAGGTTGATACTCGCTGGTATAACGAACAGCTGAAGTGATTTCCAATTTAGCATCATCGATCACACTAAGATTTTCGGCTGTGAGTTTCTCGTCTCCTTTCGTTTTCCCTTCATTAAGTGCCTTGAGTATCTCTGTAATTTTTGTGTCAAGTTCACTTGAGAAGTCGTCAGGATTCCCTTCAGATATTAAAACCTGCTCACCTTCTTTAAAAATCAACTTTGCGCTTAGTAATTTTTGCTCTTTATATATATCACCTAATTTCACAGCACCTCCTGCAAGGGGGATTACGTGCTCATTCTTAAACGAAATATTTTCAGAGATAATAAGTGCAGAAAAAACCACTGACACACCAATTATTGCACTTGCTATTATATGAGTCTTCATAATATCCTTGTGTTACTTCCTATAGTTATCAGCTATGCACACGATAGCAAGCCCAAAAATACATTGGTCTATCCTCTCATGCCAGTTTTTCCTATTCTTGTGTAACCCACGTCATGATTTACATCTATACCAGAAGATCGGGTGTCAGTAACACGCATGCCCAACGGGGCATCTTTGAAGGATACTGTAATTTCTCCCTCAGCTTTCTTTGTCCCAGATTGGTTTATTTGATAGGGATTATATCCTTGGGAGGGAACACCAGTACCATAGGCCCCGTAACCACCAGCACCCCACTGCGCAGCGTTAGCAGCAGCAACGGTGTCACTGGCTCCGTCAGAAAACCATTCGATAATGGGTTTGAGCGTCTCCCACATGTCTTGGAACCATTTAACAACTGGCCCCCAGTTGTTGATTACAATTCCAAGCGGTGTCCAGGCAAACACCGTCTTAATGAGTTCCCACCCTTTTTCGAAATATGGCCCAATCTTCCCCCACATCTGTTTGAACCAAGGGCCAACCGTACTCCAGTTGGCAATGATATAACCAGCGGCTAATGCAATAAGTCTGAAGACCATTCCCCACGGGGACATTGATATAGTCTTACTCACCAGACCTAAAGCAAAGTTAACTCCCATAAACCCAAGCTTTAAAGCAGCAAGACCAGCAACAAGGCCGACTACTCCCCTGATTACATCGGGATTTTTCTCGGCAAAGTTAGAAAATTTTTCCCCTAGGTCACCAAGCCAATTAACAATCTGTTTAGTGTCCGATGAAAAAGCACCACCTATAGCTGCGAGTCCATTTGTGGCCGTCCCTGTCATCGCCTCCCATAGGTTGGTAAGAGTTCCCAGCTGGGCTTGAACTCGATTATTCAGACTGGCCTGTTTATTCATTTTTTGCTGGATCTGATCGTAGCCGTCTTTACCTTTGTCGATCAGGGCATTCACAACCTGCAGAGTTTCAGCATCATCGCCAAAGAGAGTTTTCAGTACTGAAGTTTTATCCGTATCTGTAAGTTTGCGTAGCTTGGCCAACTGGCTAAACATTTTGTCCAGACCACCAAAACTACCTTTCCCGTCAGTAAAATCCAGTCGAATACCCTGTGTTTTTAGCGTCTTGTTCGTCGCTCTGACCTTCTTAAGATCAAGTCCTGATTGAATGACTTTTCGAAGAGCGTTACCGGCTGACTCGCCCTGCATGCCCATCTGATCCATCATGACGCTGATAGGCGCCAGCCCCTGAGCGGCCTTAAGTCCATCCTTGTTCACCATTTTCAGGACTGAACTGGTTTTGGTAAAAAATGACAACATGTTGGTATCGTCCACGCCCAGATAAAATGCCTTCTGGATGGTATCGAACAAGCCCATCATGTCATCTGATGCGGTCCCAGTTGCGTCCTGCATTTTTGCGGCGAATTCTGCCGCTGCTTCAGGTGTTTTTTTAAGCTGTACAGCAAGGTATGCAGTCGCTTTGCCTACCCCACCCAGAATGTTTTCTGCCGGAATACCCTGGCGAACAAGCATCTGCATCATGTTCTGAAAATCAGCAGTCGTGCCAGGTAACTGATTCCCAAGCCCAACAGCCAGTTTGTTTATTTTTTCAAAACTATTGCCGACTTCTCCGTTCGCCTGCATCATCGCGACCTTCAGCCCAGTAGCCGCATTCTCCTGATCCGCATAGGCTTTAAGCGATACAGTCAATCCAGCAGCCAAACCACCAGCCAGCGCTAATCCACCTTTTGAAGCTTCCTCTGCCTGGCGCTTGAAACCACGGATATTTTTCTGCATCCGTGAAAGCGCAGGAGATAGCTTATCTACGCCAGTAATCAGAGCCTTAAGCTCAAATTCAGCCATTGCCTTTCTTCTCCTGCTCTATTCTGTTTGCCTGACTGACCAGCAGCGGAATCTCACTGATTGGCATTTTCAGCAGTTCAAATGGGTTAATGCGCCAGTAGCTGGCGCAGTCAAAAAAACGATCAGTGAGATAATCAGCCGTCAGGCCTGGAGGAAAAAACCTGCAACCAGCCAGCCTGCGCTATTCAGGTCGCCGGGTTTCATCTGATCTACCGTGCTCAGCGGTACATTAGCCAGCCGAACAATGTACTTTGCGATAATATGCGCCTGCAGTTTGATGGATTCGTCCTGATTCATCTGGTACGGATAACCAAGCTCACGAACGTCCTTTCCAGTCGGTTCGTTAAATTCCAGAACACTGATCGTTTCTCCATGCGCGGTTACTGGATGGTTTAGTTCAAGTTCTTTCATTACTGGTAATCCCCTTCTTCACCGTGGAATTCAAGATCAGCCGTACCTTCTTCGGCATTGTGGTTTGCCTCACCGTGTAGCCAGGCAGACGACAAGACATAAACCTGACCATTTGCCAGTTCGGCGGTAATGGTCATCTGGTCCGAGGTTGTGACCTTGTTGACCGGAAAATCTTTCGGCACTTTGAAGGTGCCTTTGATATACGGCGCGCGGTGTGTTTCTTTACGATCCACCGAGCCATCAAGGCCAATAACATCATCATTGACCTTAGTATTCATCGGCACCTCAATACCGCCGGTCATGGATAATTGCTGACCATCAATTTTGAAATAACAAGTACCTGCAATGCGCGGCATTATGCGGACTCCTCTTGATACTGAAGGCGGAACTGGTTAAGCACAGCAAACACGCGGAGCTGGTTGATATAATCAGGCGGATAAAGCACATTGATGCGCGTCGGGGTGTTGGCGTCTCGCTCTACGATCAGATACTTCTTGAACAGATCGTAATTTTCAACAATGCCTTCACGCTCCATCTGGCGGTAAGTCGCCAGCAGTTCACCCTTAATTACCGCCGGAGTAACAATCGCCTGACCGGGGCCGAAGCGGGTACCATCGTTCGCCAGCTTATGGCGACCGTACTTACTTGTGATGATCGACTTCAGGCGGCGCAGAACATAGGCGCTGGTGTGCAACGTTTCACTGTCGAGATAGCTGTTATCCGTCACACCATAAGCGTTTTTCTTATAAGTGGTGATATCACGCTGGATGCGTAGAGTGCCGCTTTCGGTGTACGACGTGGCGATACCATGCGTCAGCAGAGACTGTTGCTCTGAGGTGATGAAGCGCTTGCCTGTCGGCGGTGGCAGCATACCAATCAGTTCGCCAGTCTGCGTTGGTCGGGCCGGATCGATGCGCAGGAACACCGCCGCCCTCGCCGTACGACTGGCCGCCAGTTCATCAGGATTCGACTGTACAGTTTTTTCATAACCCGCCAGGGTGAGATGCTGATCGTTAAGCATGTCACCAACAGTGATCAGGTCGCTGAGTCCCGCAATTTTTGCGGTGTAGACGTGTCCATAGATTTGCCGCAACCAGCTCCAGCGACCGCTGGTATCGTTCATTTCCTGCGTGAAGGTATTAATTGAAGCCGTATCGTTGAACGGGTGTCCGATATAGTCGAATGGCTCATCCCCCATTGCTGCAATAACACCAGTCAGTGTCGGTGCTCCTGCCCCCGGCGTATCCAGGTCAACGGCGATTTGCACACCAGCAGGCAGTTTTTCACCACCACTGAAACCGCGATAGTTGATACTGACAGGAATGTCGTTTGCCCAGGTCCCCTTATGCCGCGCCGTCAGAGTCACCACCCCGGCAGCTGCGGCCGCAGTGAATGGGGTCTGCCCATCCGCTGTAATTGCCGCTGCAATCGCAGTAGCTACATCAGATACAGTATCGCCAGCAGTCACCACGGTCTTAATCAGTCGGGGTCCGACATAAAGACTGACCACACCTGATTCAGTGGCCTCCCCTGTCACCGCCATTTTAAATGTTGCAGCCGTACCCGTATCCGGAACAGCAATCACCCAGAGTTCACCAAATGGGTCGGTTGCACGGTATGCCTCGACCATGCGCGCCAGCTGACTGCCAGCGCCACACTGCTGAATGGCGTAGTCTTTCGACGGCATGATGATCAACTGGTTCGTTGCGATGCTGGCGCCAGTATTAGCGTGGCCAATCAGCAGCGATGGCGCGCTGGTTTGCGCAGTATTCGCCGCACTGTTGTCCATCTCAGCGAAAAACAGCGGAACGCGGAGATCGGAGGGAATAGTATTCATGGAGACAGTCATTTAGCGCTCGCCTTTTTTACCGGTTCAGCGTCGGTGTCTGGCTGAACAATTTTGATATCACCGTCAATCTCCCGACGGTACCAGTACTGGCTTTCGTCGACATTTCGCCCCTCTTCGGGTAAAAGGTCGCCGCGGGCCGGGTCATGAACAGCCCGCCCTTTCATGGGTTGTACAAACATGGTTTCCTCAGGTGGGGAGAGTGATTTCGGTGTGGTGATCGATCTTACCGTCTGGCCCGGTGCCGGGATCGATAAAGTCGACATCAATGAACAGTGTTTTGAACTCGTCAAGTGCGTTCAGCTCGTCGAACTGGCGTGTATCCTCTTCACCAAGTTCAGTCTCAACAACAAAATCAAACTGATAACTGAGCTCGTGGCGATTCACATCAAGGAGTGTGCCGCCGTCATACACTATCGGATTACATCCCTCTTCCGGGTTCCAGCCCAGCAGCGCTTTAAAGAGCGCCTGACGAACATCGTGCACAACATCGAATGATGCAAACTGGCCGCGCTCGTCACGGCTGTTGCTTACAAACACGATGACGGAAAAACCTTCACGTAACGCTTGCCAGTAATCCGTCATGCTTTTCTGTTCACCCGGTGAATCGTCACCCGGCACGACGTACGCGGCGGGCAAAATCATCTTCCCGACGTCGGGCAGATCCTTAAACTGTGCAGCACCCGCCACACGATTCTGAAAATCCGGGCAACGCGCCCGTAGTGCTGCAATAATCGGGGCCAGTTTCATCAGCGTCGCCTCGCCGGTTTGAGTGATAGCCGCAGTTCACGCGTCAGGTAGTAACGAGTCCACGGGTTGTTTTTGTTGAGTGTCTCAACCATAAAGTTATTACGCGGTGCCAGACGCCAGCCACTACCACCAGAAGCGCCACGGTAATGACTGCGCCGACGTTTTGCACCACCGCGCACACCGTAGAACAGAAATGCCGGGTAAAAATCGCCGGTGATTAGTCGGTTCCCCTGCCCGTTCTTCTGGTTCGGTGCAATACGTGCCATAAACCCCGGTCGCCGCCCACTTGCTTTTGGCACCATGTAGCCAATTGATTTTGCCAGGCGTCCTGTCTGATATCCGGGGTTTTCCCCCGGCTCAGAACGTCCGCGGCGCATTACCAGTCGACGTGCATCACGCATATGTCGCTGGCCAATGGTGACAAATGCCCGCCGGACACGCGCGCGGTTGAAGCGCATTTCGTTCGGCTGCTGAAAATCAACGTGTAAAAAGGGTTCCGCCACTGGAATTCCCTCCGGTATTTTCTGTAAATAAACCCAGTTCGGTGCACTCAAGAAGCAGAAACCGTCGTTTACTGTTTAGATCACGAACACGTTTCACGCGATACACCTCTTCCCCCTTCGCCACCTCAAAATCGCTGGTAACTCCACGGCGCCAGCGGATGGTGATGTAATGCGTGATCACGTTGTCAGTCTGAGCCGTTTCCTGGTATGTCGTCGCGCTGGTCTGGATTACCTTAGCCCAGACCGGAAATACCACCGGATATACAGATTCAGTACCAAAATCAGCAGAAGGGACATCAACGCGTTTTCTGAGTATCACCCGTTTATCAAGCTCACCCGGATCGGGCAGCAGGTATGTCGCACTTGTTTGCGCCTGTCTCAGTTTCATAATGGGATGAACCGATAAGGGCCAACGAGCCAGTTGAAAGACTGGGGCATTTCCGTTTTTTCCACCTCAGATACCGATGAGCGGTTCTCATAAAAATGAGTAGCTAAAAGCAGCATCCCCAGCCGAATATCCCCTGTAAGAACTAACCCGTCAGGATCGTTATCTGGAACGCCGGTCTTTTCGTCATAGAGGGTTCGGTTGAGAAAACTCTCCGTCCTGGTCTGTACCGCACTACCGATCAACTTCAGCAGTTCATCCTCGTCGGTGTAGTCGTCCTCCAGCCGCAGCTGGATCTTAATTTCGCTCAGAGTCAGCAGCATAAATATCCCTATGCCCGCCTGAAGACGGGCACAAAAAAACCGCTAACGCGGCATCAGGAGACAGCAGAAGTGTTGATTACGGTGCTTTACCCACCAGCGCTTTGATGGCCGCAGTATCTTCCAGCACGCAATCGAAGCGGTGGAAGGCAAGGAATGCGGTCTGATCATATTCCGCGTAACGCTCAACCAGACGCTTCAGGGTCATGTAGGAAACACGACGAACAATGAAGCGATTGAAATCACCAAGGAAAATGAATTTCTTGTTCGCTGCTGCCGCATCAATCGCCTGATCAATTACATAGGGAATACCCAGAACTGTCGCTGGTGAGCCACCAACAACATCAGGAAGCCATAATGGACGTTTCTGATCATCCACCATCTCTTCAATCACCTGAAGCGTCCCGTCGTTAAATGCCCATCGGAATTTTGGACCGCCGCGATACGCCGGATCGATTGCATGCTTCAGGCTGTTCATTTCCTGCCAGGTGAATGTAGCTGCTGCCGCCGCAGAAACAGTACCGGTAACTGAAGCCGCCAGCCCTTTTGGCTGCAACGGTGTGCCAGCCCCCGAGCCCTGAACCAGATATTTAGCTTCACCGCGACCAATACGTTGCGCAATACGCCCCGCCAGGTATGCTTCGATATCTACACCACTGTCCTGCAGCAGTTCGTTAGAAACGCGGATGATTTTGGATGACAGCTTTTTAGCACCCAGGATCGCGGTGCCGAACGTCACATCACCTTCACTGGCCGCACTGTTTTCTGCAAGCAGTTCGCCTTCTTCAGCAGTACCGTCAGAAGTTGACCAGGTAATATCCTGACCGTTTGAGGTATTGAGAATCTGAGAAACGCTCGCGATCCCGCCGTAGGCCTTCATTGCATCAATGATGGTATTGCGCATCTGGGTCGGTACGGTATATCCGCCCTTATCGTCAGGGGTGGTGCCCTGAGCGCGAAGCTCTTTAACGGCCTGGCGTTCTTCCGCAGTAAGTTCACCAAAGCCATGGCGCAGCAGGCGGTCAAAAGCAGCAGCGCGACGCTCGTCTGCCTGCATCTCCGGGGTGTTCTGGCGCTGGCGCTGTTCTGGCTCCTGCTCATCAATTACATTCTGGTCGTGACGGCGCAGTTCTTCTTCACGGGAAATACGCTCATCAAGCGAATCCAGCTCAGATTTTGCAGCGTTCCACTGAGTGCGCTGCTCATCGGTCCAGGTTGCATCGCCGATTTTATCGTGCAGAGCACGCATATCAGTGGCGATAGTGTTACGTTTTTGCTTCAGTTCGTGCAATTTCATGTTTTTTCCTTACGCGTTAAGAAGGGTCAGCAGGCGCTCGCGCGCCATTCGTTGATTAATGGCTTGCGCCAGCGCGCCGCTGTTGCGCGCTTCCTGCCAGGCTTTCATGGATCGGATGCCAGAATCAGCCTCCTGATAGGCCGGATAGGTCACCGGACTGACGTCAAAGAGGCGTGAAAAACGGTTAATTTCGCGAATGACTATCCCTTCTTCGTCCTGATACCAGTTCTCACCATCATGGGCGATCCGGAATGCAAACGACGACTGATTGATATCACCGCGCATCATCGGAGCCAGGACCAGATCGCGGATAGTCTGAGTATCTGGAGCCGAAATATCGTAGCGAAGACCTTTATCATCGACGCTAACGCTCAACGTGCCGGAGGCACTGCGCCCCAGAATAAAGTTCGGGTCATGGTTAAATAACCCCCGGATATCGTCGCCAAGCACGTCATCGAAAGCGCCTGGTTTGATAATTTCGCGGAATCCCCAGAGGGGTTCTGAGCGACTGTTAAACACCGAGCCGTAACCAATAATTCGCGTGGGCTGCTCGCCCTGCTGCTCGGCACGGACCTCACCGCTGTAACAGCGAGTCTCGCGATCACTCATCGGTTTTATCCTCTTCGGTTTTGGTGGTTTTGAAATCATTAGCCGGGTTAGCAGCGTTGACGCTGACGAGCATTTCATCCAGGCCAGCAACAGGGTTCATATCTTCAAAAGCACGAGCTTCGTTGCGGCTCATCCAGCCATCGGTGATCGCGAAGTGATAGAACTGCGCGCGCTCCTGCGGTGTGCCGCGCAACAACCCAGTAAGGTTAAAGCGAACGTAATAACCTGCTGCCAGTTCTGCACGTGTAAACAGCCGACGGTTAAGCTCCTGCTCCCAGTTCGACACCCAGGGCATCATTGAGTAACGAACAAACTGAATGGCCTGTTGTGTGATGTTGCTGAAGGTGGCTTTTTCGAGGTCGTTAATCATGTGTGCCGGAACATTGAAAATCCCGGCGATCATTGATCTGTTAAGCTTGGACATGTCGATGATCTGGGCGTCAATTGGTGACACAGTCAATGCCTTGTAATCCAGATCGGCAGGTAGCAGCATGGTTTTGTTTTCCTGGCTCCGCAGCGCCAGCGCGGCTTTTTGCCAAACCTTTTTGAGCCGTTCCCATCCTTCGCTTTTAATTTCCCCCTTCACCGTGACTATGCCAGCAGGCCTCGCATTCCCACTAAAGAAGCTTTCCGTATACTTCTGACCGCTCATGCCCATACCGATTGTTTCAGCATGCTGCATCACAGGACTAAGCCCCATTTTCTGGTTATTACCCAGTGCGCGAATGTGAACCATATCGTCAGGGCTGATGGCGAAAGCGCCCTCTTCGTTGTAAACCCCATAAGTGTAACGACCACCGGTATTAATCAGGGTCGTTTCCCATGGCATGCAGCAATCCAGTGCAGTTACTTCGCCGCGGCGGCTGCGTTTCACCCAGGTGTACCCATTCCCCCAGCCGAGGATGTGGCGTTGCTTCAGCTCGCGCCATTTGTAACTGGTCTGCCAGGTGTTTGGCTCATCATGAACCAGATAAAACGCAGGGTGATCCCGTGCGGGTTCAACCTTACCATTGTGCTTACGCATAACATGCAGTGGCATCTGGGCAAGGTTGGAAGACAATACATAGATACAGGCATACACCGCCGCCAGTTTCATCGCAGTCTCAGGACTGACATAAACATCTGCCCGGAACAACCCATCAGTATCAACAGCATCCCCTGTAATCGGGGTGGAAGGATTTTCCAGTGACTCACTTCTGAACATAGCATCAAGCAGCACGCGTCCCCCTTCTGGCTATAGCCAGGGCGCCAACCAGCAGGAGTCCGCCGGAGAACATGAGAGCCGGGGCCAGACCAAACTGCAGGTAAAACCCAGACGTGAGCAGGCCGAAACCGGCCATACCGATAACATCAGCAATAAGTGATTTCATAGAATTAAGAGATCATCGTCCGGATCAAGAGATGAGAGGAAATCGCCAGGCTCTTTAAGCATTGCCCTTCCGATCGCCATTATCAGCGCCACCGCGCCGTCGATTTTATTTTCGTTCTGCTCCTTGATAGGCTTCACAACATCATCGTTCCCCGGCAGATATTTCCCCACCACGTTGCTGATACACCAGCTCATTATCGGGTTGCCATCGTGATGAAAACGCCCAGACTCAATGGCTGCTTCCAGCTCTTTCATTGGGTCTGACATATTGGTGTAGTTCTGGACGATGGTGATCGGATTAAGACTTTCATCAGCCAGGTTATGTGAAAGCCCCGTCGCGCCATATGGGTCAATCGGTGACTCACTGACCGGGTTGAGTTTGTTTGCCGCCTTGGCCTCTTCAAGGATGTAGCGATAATCCACTTCAGCGCCATCAGTAACTGTAAGCAGTTCCATTTCAACCCATTTCTGAAATCGTTCCGCAGTACGACGGTCTTCGTTCTTTTCAACGCTGAAGACTGTGTCGTAGGGAACCCAGAAGCGAGGAGCAACGCTGTAGTAATG